AAATAGCTTCAACGCTTTAATTTGCAAATAATCACCTGCTAAACCCGTTGCTCCGTTATGTCCTATCTTACCTGTGTAGGTCTGGACGATATGGATGGTGTCCACGGTGGCCGAAGCAGCCGTATTGTTCAGCCCATAAAGAATATCAACGTTTGAATTCTCAATATAAACATCTTCGCCCGCCCCGTTCTCACCGGGTACGTTGCCGAGTGACCAGTTAGTCGCATTCTGCCAGTCGTTTGGACTGCCGTTTGTAGCCGTTTCCACCTTCGGCATGGTTGGGGCTGCTCCGCCACCGTCATCGAAGACGGAAGGCGTTACGTTGAAGCCCGTTCCCGCTGTCACGGCAGTCAATGTAAGCTCTGTAGTGCCGTCTAGCGGCGTTGCGAAATCTGATAGCCCCGCATCTATCCATGCTGCCTCTAATCCCGATGTAACCGCCGACACTGCTTGCGAGCCTGCCACAGTAAAGCTCACTTGAGTAACAACGCCATCAAACCCGGTATGAGTCAGGTAGTAAATATCGCCCGTGTTAGGGTCTGCCGGTGTGTAGGTGTCTACCTGAGTGACTGCCGTTGCTGCACCTAAAAATATATTCTTTGCCATTTCGTTCTTCCTTAATTAAGCCATTTATCTAGTGGGCATTTTTCGTCTTTAACTCTTGCCTTTGCTTCGATAGGACATTTGCATATTGAACAAATTACAAACTTGCTTATCCAAAATCCCTTTTCACACTTTTTGCATATTTCGATTCTATCATCAGTAAATTCGTATTTCTTGCCAGTAGCTACAGCCACCCACCCTCTAGTTATGTTTTTGCCCTTTCTAGCTAGTGCTTTTGCTTTTCCGCAACAGGTCATGGTGTCTCCTCCATTACTACGGTTCCACCTGCAATCCAAGCACCCACAATGAGTCCAGGATCGCCACAAACGCCGATAAATGGATCGTTGAACGTTTGATCCCAACAGGGCAATTCCGCCGCTTCTTCCCATATTTGAATCCTGAAAGATGTGACTAATTGGAAGCCCATGGTTATACCTATTAAGTAGTTACTGTCGTTAGGAGGGTCTTGAAAACGTACAAATATTGACGGCTCGAAAATGATAGTAGATGGTGGGTCTATAGTGCCCGTGCCAGTGCAGTCGTCGCTTTCATCATACTCCAGTACGTTGTCAAGAAAATCTAGGAATTTTATTTGATAAACACAAGTAACTCCGAGACGTGGCAATATATGCGTACCATTCAATAAATCAACTACGGATTCTGGGAACCTTACAGACTTAGCCGGAGTACTGCCTTCAAGACAACAGGTCGCAAGCCCAGAAATTGTTAATGTCAATGAGTCTGGTAACGGTTCGCAGTCTTCGCACAGGATTGGCGGAGGAGCGACATCGATAACTTGCACCTTTCCCGTGTCTGGGTTAAAAGCAACCTTCCCTGTGCTTGGATTGAAATGGGCTTTTATGGTCATGCCGGAGCCTCACAAGTACATTCTTCGTAACCCGTCAATACAGTAGTGAAGTACCAGTCATCGCCAAACTTCTTAACGAATATCAAAAGTCCGTCAGTCAGTTTCGGTATAGCTTCGTTTAAATCGCTACCGCCCGCAATAGAACAATTAACAGTTATCACATCCCCTGTAGCATCCGTGTCAAGGTAGCATTCTATCGTTGTGCCAGTTCCTGCGTCCGCTACTGGAAAAGCTTTGTGGGTTAATTGACCACTAGATACACTGCCTCGCTGTGCAATCCGCCTCCGAACAGCCTCGATATTAAGCCCTATAACCGTACCGCCAAGGATGTTCTTAACGTTGATATATGCGTCACCTTTGGTTTTGTTCATTAGAAGCTCGGAAATAAAACGTTAAATTCGGTTCTGCGATAAGATATTACCTTTTTCATTGCGTCTGGATTAACTGGGTCGTCTAACTCAACTGGAACTGGTTCACCTGTTAATACATCGCTATAAACAGCCTCTGGATCCCATCCGTCGGGCTTAAACTGGAATGAGTACCTATTTACCCATGTGGCAGGACTAACCACACTGACGCCGCTATTATCGCTCTTACCGTCAATAGAACAAAGCCATGTTCCTGGCTCACCTCCAAACCACGCCGTTTCATTAAGAGTATCACCGTAAATATTAGCAGCAATAAGCGGGTCTATTTGTTCCCTAACGGTGTAGACTCTTGTATTTTCTGCCATCTGGACCGTTACAGTTCCGCCTTGTTCCTTTGTTTGCCCCTGTAAGCGTTCTTCTTCTTCGCTTGGCTCGGTTCCGCCGTAATCTGCCGGGTAATTGTATTCAAGCAGTATCGGTTCACCGTCAATATTGAGGTTGGTTTGAATCTGGTTAAGATTATTCCCGGCATCAACCTGCAATATCCCCCATTTACTAGACTGAAAGTGTAAGATTACTTTCACAATAGCAAGAGGTGGGGTGGCTTTTGTTCGCCCTATTATCTCGTAATCCTTCTTACGCAACCAGCAACCCTGCAAATCAGAAGCTATCCCGCCTAAATCAAACCCGGCCGGTTCGATGCGGCTGTCATTGAGGGCATTGCGGCCAATGGTAATGTCGTCGTCGCCCTCAACATCGTCAAGAATGACAAAGGACGTAAACTCATAGCCGTTAATCTCTGTATTATAAGAGCCTCTTGCTCCTTTTTTTAAGAATCGATAATCACTCATGCTGGGAATACCTCCTGTCCTTGATTAGCTATTCGCTCAAGTATCTTGTTAGTTTCTTCGGTTAATGTGTTATTCTTTTGTATCCCTGACTGGCTTGACCCTGCATTCAAAGCAGCAACGTCGATAAACTCTGATCGGATTTCTTGGAACCTGCCGGAATCTATGTCTTTGCTGGCGAAGGCGTTTCTTGCTTTCGCGAGTCCCTTGTCGAAGTCTTCGGTAGATATGAAGCCTTGTTCCAGCATTTCTGCAAGTTTTTCCCTGATGTCGAGTAGTTTTTCAGCAGGGCCTTTTAAAGAATCTGTTAACGCCTTGGCATCTTCGGCAAGTTCTAAAAAGTGCTGTTTACCCTCAAGAGCCGTAAGGACATCTCTAGCCTCTTTTAATCCATTCGAGAACTGAGAAAACGCCTTACCGCTGAGCGGATCGCCGAGTTTTTCAATCCTCCGCAATCCAGCCTCTAGGGTTGTCAAGCCGACTTCGTCAAATTTATTCTTCAGCTCATCGGTAAATTTAGACAGCCCGGCGAACGCTGCATCTTCGAGTTTTGCAAGTTCCTGAAGCCTTGCGGTTTCCGCTGCTGTCCTCTGTATCTTCCTTTGGAGTCCGCTTATCCGAATTAGCTTACCCTCTAAGTCCTTGACGTTCTTGAGGTTCTTCGTTATGTCCTCGCCCCATGTTTTACCCCAAAAAGCTATTAGTTCCTGCTCTTTAGCTATCTCTTTGATAGTTGAAAGTCGAGCACCTTCCAGTCCTGCAAGGTCAAGGTCGCCAAGCGGCACTTTTACTGATGTCTCTTTCGATATAACCTTAACAACTTCCCCAACCTTTTGCAATCTATCCAACGTGCCATCGACAGCCTCGTTCAGCGATACTATAGCGCCAATAGCAATAGCGACGCCTGCTGCAATAATAGCCCATCCAGCCGGGCCAGACAGTGCATCAAGAGCAATCTTCCAAGCAACCGCACCTTTATACGCCTTTGTGATTAAATTTATAGCACCCCGAACAGCTTTAATAGCCTTCAATGACAGCCATAAAGCTGCGGTATATCCAGCGGTTTTAGTTATTAGCGATATGATCCACTTGTTATTGTCAGAAAATACACGAGACATACCTTTAGCTATTGGGATAATTCTGGCGGTCATTAAATTGACCATTCTTGTCATTGAAGGCAAAAGAGAATTACCCACAGTTTCGGCAAGGTCTGTCATCTGTCCTTTGAGCTTCTTAACCCTGTTAGCGTAATTATCAGCGGTCTTTATAGCGTCGCCCTGGGCGTCCAGTGTGCCAGCAAGAATAAGATTGTATCTCAACTGAACTTTTTCTAATTCCGTTAGCTCGGTAAATGTTTTCTTGATCCCAGCTTTAAATGCAGCGCCTTCTATTGTTGCATTAGTTATGACAACGCCATAAGCCCGCACTGCTCTATGATTACCCACGACAGCGCTGGTGAACGCATCAATAACCTCTCTATCGCTGGCGATGTTCTTAAACGAACCAACGTCAACAGCAAGTTCTACAAGAGTTTTGCTTAATTCAGCAGCCCGATCACGAGCAAACCCCAACGGAACAAACGTGTCCTGTAATGACGCTGCCCATTCCTTAACCTCTGTCTTTGACCTGCCAACATCCCTAGCGAAATTATCAGCCCATTTAGCCGTGGCTGCGGAATTTTCCGCAAATACAGTGTTAAACAGGTTCATCGTCTCTTGTGCCCGTGAAGCGGCAGCGGTTAGGGATTTAATAGCAAATACCGCCCCACCACTAACCAACAGTCCCTTTGCGAAAGATGCAAGTCTGGAACCTGTCGATATTGACTCGGCTTTAAATTTTCGCATAGAGGTTCTGCTACGACGCATACCTCTCTCAAAGACGGACGTGCGGGCGATAAGGTTTACCGCAAGTGTACTAATTGTCGCCATTACTTTTTCCTTTTATTCATTGCGATACTATGAGCGAAACACATATCCCTCTGTTCTTGCCATGTCTGCTTCTTTGGTGGTTCAAAGTTCACCATACAATCCTTAAGGTATACGCCTTCTTTGCTATTCTGCGCTCTAATACTCTGGACGATCATACCCGACCGAATATCCTCACGATCTTCGCCCCACGGCTCAATCATGTAATCAGCTTTCCACAAGTTGTATTCTTTGGCCGACATACGCTGGCCAAATTCTGCAAAGGTACAATGTAAGACCTCTCGACAAAGTTTTAACTGGAATCTTTTGTCGGGGTCTTCGCGGAGTTTTTTACCGTTTCTTTTATCTCTTCTTGGCCTATGCCAGTGAGACGTTGAGCGACCTGGAAAATCCGGTCTATCGGTTTAGCCGATTTATTCATTAAGCTGGTAAGGTCGGTATCCTCAAAGATACGTTTTCCTTTTTCGTCACGAATACACAATGCGCACAGTTTGACGGTTGCGCCATTAACATCGACTTCGCCGCCTGTCATTATGCTTTTTGTCCACTCGTTCTTTTCGACCTGCTTTAACCCATAAACCATAACTTCGCCATCTTTGCCCCACTCAGGGACTTTCACAACTTCGCTTTCAATGTCTTTTGCTTCTAAAATCTGTGATTTACTTAAATACATAATTTTTCTCTCTTAATAAAGTTTACGAGCCTGTAACGTGAGTTGGTAATCCGCTGCACTTAATACCAATCGTGGATGTAATTTTCTCGTTAGTTCCCGCCGTACCAGCTCCGTTTTTGTTGACATACCCCGCAGTTGCGTAAGTCGAACCGTCTGGGAATGTAAGCGTATAGACATCGTCGTCACCGACCGCTGCGATAGATAAAGCTCTTTGGGCTGGCGTGTAGTTGACCACTAAGTCCATTTGACCGGGATCAACCGATCCGCCAATAAATTCCATGTAATTGCTTGCCGAATCCATGCTTGACACGTCAATGTCTGTCACACTCAATTCTGGCAAAGATACTGTTGAAACTTCAGATATAGCATTTGTGCCACTGAAGTTCGTCGCCCCTGTTAAAGTTGTTGCGAAACCGCCTATTCCTGCCATGATAATACCTTTCAACTAATTTTCTGTATAACTCATTAAATAATCTTGTCGGACACCGTGCCGACTTACTTGTTTATCGCTTGGTTCAAAATCGTCTAAATCGCCTTGATCGTCTAAAGCGAAATATGATATTGCTACGCCGTCAACTGTACCACTGAATCCGTCAAGGGCGTTACGTACCGCATCGGCTACATTATTCGCGTCTAAGTCTGTCCTACCGTACGAATTAACCTGCATCGTTGGAGTGACGTATGTATCAGGCCCGTCCATCGTATGCTCGCGTATCCCGCTAATCTGATGATACGTTACCGAATTGACACCCCTTGCAGGATCGCCACCCGGCGTAACCCGACCGTCAACTAATGCCTGCAAATCATCGTCGCCCATAAGTATCGCATAGACAGCCGTTTTAATCGTTCCTGTGCCGGTTGTGGACGATAGGTATATTTCAACCAGATTAGACGGTGCGGATGTTCCACCACTTGCCGCGGTAGCGTACATTTCGTACCACGTACCCTCCGTAAGCCCACCCTGCACAATATCACCACTGCCTGACCTATTTTCGCCACTTATCCAAGTCGATTCTAACTTTTGCCTGTAATAAAGCTGCAAAGTGCCTGTTCCCGTCAAAGATACCGTAACGCTATCGCCGTCAAGATTATCGACAACACCAGTAATTACAGGAGCGGCCGGAGCGGCCCCGCCGGGATCGAGCGTACCCGTTCTGGTATCAGGCCAGCCGTATTCTTCGTTCAGTCTAACGTCTGATACGAGCGGCATTACAACACCATTATTTTGGCCTACATTTGAGGCTGTTATGCTCATTTGTCCGTCTCTTTAACGACAATGTCGTAGATTTTATCAATCGTTTCTTTCATATTGCTCATTCGTTCGCCCATGATGCCCTCGTTTTTCTCTAAGGTATCCATGCGTTCGTCAATCTGTCCATAAACAACAGCGCAGGCAATCAAAGCTCCCGCAATTATCGACATAATTTTAAGGCTCAATAATGCCTTGTCTAAATTAACCTTTACTGTTTCAACCACGCCGTGCCTCTCTTTCGATTCCCAGTTTCATTAAATTACGCATTATTTTTACATCTCTTCTTTTTGTGGCATTCCATGCCGCCCTTATGTACGGTATTGGCCTTGCGTTTCCATGCCCATATTCAATCGCCGCAGGTATATAACTCTTTTTGCCTGCTGATTTACGATTAGCGAGATTAGAACTTGACCCTACCGGCCAATAATCGAACTGTGGCACATTTGCTTTCATACCTATTTGGACACCATAAGAACCTTTTCTTTGATGCTTAAAAACGATAACTTTAGCGTGCTTAGCTATAAGGCCGCCCATATTGCCACCGATCATTGACTTAGCATTAGCCTTGACCTGCTTTAAAGTATTATTAGCCGCCGCTCTTGTGGCTTTACGGGTAATATCTTTGCCGATTTTATCCCCTAATGCTTTTAGTTTTCGGTCAAGCCCTTCAAATCCACTTAATACCATTCCATCAGCCATATTGCACCGTTACCCCTTCTTTGCAGATAGATAATTGCATGATATTTCGTTCATGCTCATTAACGGTGTGTACAGGCTCAAAAATACGATCTCCGAACTTAAGACGATTAGAAACATCATATCCACCAGTCCCAGTAGAGCAAAGGCGACTTCTGACCTGTATCTTTGCTTCGACATGTATTTGCCGTGCAAGTTCCAGTTTTCTCCCGGTCAAGGTCTGAACTGACGCCCATATTGTCGATGTAGTGGCCCACGAATCAACCTCGCTGCCGTGACTGTCTTTTGTCGGCGTATTCGTCTGAACTTCTACTTGATGTCTTAATTCGCCGGGATTCATACGGTTTTTACCCTCGCATTCAACAAAGCTTTGACGCCTAAAGGCAATTCCATCATATTCAAATCTGTAACAGTTATTCTATTTTCGTACAGGTGGCCACACATTAGCTTTATGGCCGCAATCGTCTTCTGTGGAACATCGGTGGACGCAGCGCCGTAACCGGCCTTATATACAATCGTGACGCCGTTTACGTCACCTCTGACGGACGGATAAGTCGCGTTATATGCCCGCGTAACCTGTCCCGGTTCTCTTATGATGTCAATATCGTATAAATCACTGGAAAGCGTCTGGGTATCACCGGCCAAATCCACGTAAGTTATAACCAAATCATCAGTTTGGAGCCTCGGTTTCGGCAGAATGATCCGGTTAGGTAGCCAAAACGTATTTGCCGTTATAATCTGCGTGATATAAGCCCGATTCTCGTAATCTTCGCACCATTGCCGAGCAGCGACGATCAAAGCCGTAATCAAGTCGTCATCAGCAGTGCATGTAACCCGCAAATGCAACTTCATATCGGCCAGCGATACAGGTTCTACGCTCGGAGCAGTTGTTACTTGATATTTGAGCATTTTTTCGCTTTCTTTTTCTTTACCAATTTAGCTATTTTTCGTCCGATCAATATATCAGCAACGGCCTGTCCGGGATTTATTATTTCGCCAACTGCCGAATTGCCGTAAGTTTTCAAAAGTTCGATTTTCATTTCTTTATCTCCACATTAGGTACGCAATGTTCCGGCCATTCGCCCCGGCTTAATTGATTCATGTGGTAATGTTCCGGTTTAAAGGCTTTTCTGGCGGGGCCGGGGAACACACACATCATTTCCAAGTGACCAATCATTATGCTTGTTGCAAGACATACCTTTTTGCCAGCCTTATAAAAATTATGCCAGAAGTAAATGTCTGGGTCAATCCTGCCTTCTTTCCAGTCGCCGTCCTCGTTAGGTACACCCAAAAACCAAGGCTTTTCAAGGTCTTTGAAAGCAGATATTCGGAAAATCGTCAATCCAAAGTGACCTGTGGCTATTTGTACTAATTCCGCATCAAACTCCGTCAAGGGAACTTCTTTACCGTTACCTTCGGCGTCAACGATAGCAAACATAGGGGTTCCGTTCTCTCTCATACTCTGGACAGGCACGATACAATCAATATCCGGGTTTTCACCCATCAACTGTATTAACCTACGTACATGTTCCTCTTTAAAGGCGGTATCGTAATCCATCGTGATTACATATTCAGTTCCATCGTTTAAGTGTAGATCAATTAACTCTGTCAGCTTTCGCTCCCAAAACACGCCTGTTCGAGTATCAATACCTATACCAAGTTTCGGGAATATGGTAGCCGCTGCGAACATATTAGCGGTAAACGCTAACCTGGGGAGCGTCATTACAACCCATATCTTTGTTTCAAGCCCACCGGGTTTCTGGCCTCTGAGGTTTAGTGATATTGGGAGGCTTGCACTGTCTGCGAACTGAGGCTCCCATACCTGAATATCTTTCAATCCGGCTTCCCTAAGCAACTCTCTTAAGACTGGCTCGGTAAACATTGATTTATGGAAGTCGTTTTCGTGGTTTTGTCCACCAAAAAGATAGGCATCCATCGAAGCGTCTAGCTTATCCCCGCGAGCCTGTGCCTCCATTAACTTATCGAATCCCGGTACGGCAACCTTCAAGACGCCACCCGGGCGGAGTTTGTCAACCCAAGTTCTTAATACCTTCTTGACGTCCCACC